CTTTGGATGTAACAAAAACAATTGAGTTGACTGATGAAGATCAGGTGCTTTTCTCTGACTTTATGGCTTGGGTAGACAATTACAATAACTACATTGTCAATGCTTGGGCTGAGAAAGCAAACTCACGCATGGAGGATGGTGATGCTGAAGTCCTTGATGATCTCATTGATATTGAGATTGATGATGAGGATGCAGCATAATGCACCATCCTGCTGAACTAGCGTTGCATCAGTACATGGAAGATGCAACAAAGGGCAAGACAACTATGTCAGAGGCTACCATTAAACAGGTAGCTTCTGATGTTGCTGACGCTCTTTCTCGCCAGTTCGGTAGTGGTAAAAGTAGAGGCGACTTCACATTGCGTATGTCAAATGTGGGTCGTCCTACTTGCCAGCTTTGGTATGAAAAGAATAAGCCAGAGAAGGCATTGCCATTGCCAACTACATTCGTAATGAACATGATGTTTGGAGATATTGTGGAAGCAGTATTTAAGGGCATTATGAAAGAAGCGGGGGTAAAATATGAAGACACTGATAAAGTTACACTGGAAGTCGGGGGCCATAATATTAATGGGTCTTATGATATTGTTGTGGATGACGCCGTAGATGACATTAAATCTGCATCTGATTGGTCGTACAAACACAAGTTTGAATCCTATGACAGCCTAGCTGAAAAGGATGGGTTTGGTTACATTGGTCAACTTGCTGGTTACGCAAAGGCATCGGGCAAACGTGCTGGTGGTTGGTGGGTAGTCAACAAAGCCAATGGACAATTCAAATATATTCCAGCTACTGGTATTGACATTGATTCAGAGATTGCTAAAATAGAAAGCACTGTTAAAACTGTAGAGGAGAATAAATTTGAAAGATGTTTTGAACCAGTTCCTGAGACATTCAGAAGTAAGCCTACAGGGAATATGGTACTTAATGATGGATGTAAGTTTTGCCCATATCGTTTCGATTGTTGGGATAACATTACTGAGCGTCCTTCTGTAATGTCAAAGGCTCAAAATCCACCTATGGTATGCTACATTGGAGATGTCGTTGCACCACAAGCAGTTTAGAGCAGCTAGAAAATACGGCTACCGTAGTGGGCTTGAGTTAAAAGTAGCACAAGACTTAGACGAACAGGGTGTACAGTATCTGTATGAGAAGGTAAAGATTGAATGGGAAGACCTTGCATACAGAACTTACACACCTGACTTCGTACTAAACAACGGAATAATTATTGAAACAAAGGGAATGTTTACAGCAGCAGATAGACGTAAGCATCTCGCAATTAAGAAGCAGCATCCAAAACTAGATATTAGATTTGTGTTTGAAAGCAGTAAAAGAAAGTTGCGAAAGGGTGCAAAGTCTACCTACGCTGAATGGTGTGTTAAGTATAATTTTTTATATTATGATCGTATCATTCCAGAGGACTGGCTAAAAGAAAAGGGTAAAAATAAACACCCAAAGTTTATTAAGTTTAATGGCACTAAAGTAAAAAGGAGATAGCAATGAACAAAAATGAAGTAGTAGAACAATTATCTGAAGAGGATTTCCTTATTAGAGTTAGGCCATATACAGATGAAGATGGCGAATGGGCAGGTGAGATAGACTTATCTGTAATAGCCCTACCAAACAATCCGCTGAATGATGAGGGGTATTTTCAAGTAATGCATTTCTGCAAGATGATGTGTGCCACGATTCCTATTATGGAACAGTCAGAAGAAATTCGTAATATTGTCCACGAATATGTGTTGAATGTCATTGACAATGAAATGGAAGTTGATGTAAAACTTGAGGAAGAGATGGGCGTTGAAAAGACATATGACGGCAATGTGGTTCATCTTAGCTTTAATACCAAGACAGGAGGCAATGCATGACAGACTACAACAAGATTATGAAAGATATTGAAATGAAGCAGCAATGGAAAGATGTTGATTGGGAGGCAGATTATTCTTTTGCAGACAATGTAAGACCTGATATGGTAAACAATCCACCACATTATAATGCTAGTGGTATTGAGTGCATTCAGGCAATTGCTGCTGCCACTGATGATGGCTTTCAATACTACTTACAAGGTAACATACTGAAATATCTTTGGCGTTATCGCTACAAAGACAAACCACTTGAAGACCTAGAAAAAGCCAAGTGGTACTTGGATAAGTTAATTGAGGAAACTATGGCAAATGATAAGAGTTAAAGTATTTATTACACTTGACATTGATGAGGATGAATATCCAATACCTGCCGATGGACAAGTCGGGGAGGAAATTGAGGACGGAATACATGAGTATTTCTATGATGTAGAAGGTGCTGATATACGCACTATAAAAACAATAACGGAGTGACACTATGAATAATTATTTACCTACAGACTACCAAACATTTATTGCTACCTCACGGTATGCACGTTGGATTGAAGATGAACAGAGGCGTGAGACATGGGCTGAGACAGTTCAGAGATATTTTGACTATATGGAAAAGCATCTGGCTGATAAGCACAACTATGCCTTGTCTGACCAATTACGTGCTGAACTTGAAGAGGCAGTGCTTAATCAAGATATCATGCCAAGCATGAGGGCATTGATGACTGCTGGCCCTGCACTTGATAGGTGTCATGTTGGTGGTTATAATTGTTCTTATGTTCCTGTGGATAGCCCTCGTGCATTTGACGAGACTATGTATATTCTTATGTGTGGCACTGGTGTTGGCTTCTCTGTGGAACGTAGTTGTGTTGAGAAACTGCCTATTGTAAATGAACATTTTGAAGAAAGCGACACAGTAATCAAGGTTGGAGATAGTCGTCCGGGCTGGGCCAAGTCTCTGCGTGAACTAATCTCCCTACTATACGCAGGGCAGATTCCCAAATGGGATACCAGCGAAGTTCGTCCTGCTGGCGCAAGGTTGAAAACATTTGGTGGTCGTGCGAGTGGCCCAGCCCCACTGGAAGAACTGTTTGAGTTTGTCATTCAAAAATTCAAGGGTGCTGCTGGTCGCAGACTCTATCCCATCGAATGTCATGACATCATGTGTAAGATTGGTGAGGTTGTAGTTGTAGGTGGTGTACGCCGTAGCGCACTTATCAGCCTGTCTAACCTAAATGATGACCAGATGGCACACGCTAAGTCAGGTGACTGGTGGAAGTATGAAGGACAACGTACTCTTGCAAACAACAGCGTTGCCTACAAAGAAAAGCCACAGATGGGTACGTTCATGCGTGAGTGGCTGTCACTGTATGAATCAAAGTCAGGTGAGCGTGGTATCTTCAATCGCCAGTCTGCCAAGAAACAGGCAGCTAAGAATGGACGCCGTGATGCTGACCATGACTTTGGATGTAATCCTTGTTCAGAGATTATCCTTCGTCCATATCAGTTCTGTAATCTGTCAGAGGTAGTAGCACGTGCATCAGATACTCAGCAGTCGCTGTCTGAAAAGGTTAGACTTGCCACTATCTTGGGTACATTCCAAGCAACACTAACTAACTTCAAATATCTTCGTAACATCTGGAAGAAGAACACAGAAGAAGAGCGTTTGCTTGGTGTATCCTTGACAGGTATCATGGACAATCAATTGCTGTCAGGTAAATCGGCACATTTGGGTATTAATATCGGTCAGACACTTGAGCGTCTACGTGACGTTGCTGTAGAAACTAATGCAGCAATGGCTGAACAGCTTGGTATTCCACAGTCAACAGCCATTACTTGTGTTAAACCTAGTGGTACAGTATCGCAGCTTGTAGACAGTGCCAGTGGCATTCATGCACGACACAACCCATACTACATTCGTACTGTTCGTGGTGACAACAAAGACCCACTGACACAGTTCATGATTGCACAGGGTGTTCCTAATGAGCCTGATGCGTATGGAAAGCATGAAAGCACTACAGTGTTTAGCTTCCCTATGAAATCACCTGAAGGGGCAGTAACACGTACAGACATGACAGCTATTGAACAGCTTGAGTTGTGGCTTATGTACCAGCGTTATTGGTGTGAGCATAAACCAAGTGTTACCATTACTGTAAAAGAACACGAGTGGTTTGAGGTAGGCTCTTGGGTGTACAAAAACTTTGATGAGGTATCTGGTATTAGCTTCTTGCCACATGATGACCACGTATATAAGCAAGCCCCATACCAAGACTGTACAGTTGAAGAGTATGGTGCTATGCTAAAGCAAATGCCTAAGTCAATTGACTGGTCGAAGTTACAAGAGTTTGAGAAGGAAGACACTACATCAGGTGGACGTGAGTTGGCTTGTACCGCTGGCGTATGTGAAGTAGTAGATTTGGACGCAGCGTAAGAAAGGAGTTGACAATGGTAGGAAAGATTGTTATAGAAGAACTAATAGAACACGAAGACGGTTCTGCTACTGTAACATTTGAGTGTGATGAAGATGCAAGACAAGCACTGATTAGTGAAGGCATATTGTCACTACTCACAAAGGCAGTAGATGAGCATAATAAAGATTACAATTGGAAGAAAGGAAGGTTTGAAAATGAAGATTAAATTTGATACACACACAAAGGATGTTGCTGCTGCAGCGGCTGCATTTAGTACACTGTATGCGTACTGCAA